AACTGACGGCTGGTTAAACGAACCAGAATAGTCAGACCATTGGGCATTAACAAACTGTGCGCCTTGAACTGGAACGGTTACTTGGGATACACCACCAGAGGCTTGTTGACTGTTAGCAATCAACGCAGCCATAAGGGGTGTGCTGTTATAAAGTTGTACTACCAGCTTGGGGATAAACGCTCTACGAGTAACATAAGTCAACTCATTGTATTGCGATGAACCTGACGCTGGAAGAATTCCGCCACCTATAGGCATGGTTTATCTCCAAACAAAAATTAAAATAGCCCCTCTACGACTAATACCCTATCGGGCGAGTGTTTTTACGCAACTCACCTAATGCTTCTGCTGCTACATTGCGTGCTGCACCTTTTGGATCTTTCCAAAACTTAGAAAGGTCAAAACCTTTCAATGGATTCGGATTGTAGCCTGAAGGTGTTGGCACAGCAGCTTGTTTCATCCAATCAAAATACTCTGCTGCGGTTTCGTGATTGGTCATTCCTTTACTGAGCATGAGCTTCTCAATTTCCTGTATATCTTCTTCAGAATGGGCTAAACCCTTCTTATACAAGTTATCTCTGCGAGTTTTAAGCTCACCAATAGCATCTTTTTCACGCAACTTAGCTTCTAACTGTGCTACCCGTTCTTCTGCATTGTTGATTTTCTTTTCAGTGTAATCTTCAATTTCCAGTTCAGGAATTGGCATATTAGGGCGGAGCTTCTTAGTCAAACGCAATACTTCTTTGCGAGTGGATGGATTCTCAGCCATGTCCTTCATTAGCAAAGCTAACTCGTCACGCTGTTCAAAACTTAGATCTTCTAAAGACATTTTTTAGCCCCTCAATTGTTAAATGACTTTTTTGGTATCACCAGGCTTGCTCATAGACATCATGTTTTTAGAGCCAGCTTTGTTTGAAGCAGTTAAACCACCAAACTCGGAGTAACGGGGAGTATTGATAATTTGACCATTTTTTTGGTTGTTGTCGGTTGGGTTGCGAGGAGCCGAAGCGCCACGGGGTTTAAACAGATCCATATTATTTTCCTTTACATGGGTGGTGGAACGGGAGCGCCAGGGGGTAATCCACCGCCACCTGTAGGTGGAGGCATTGGCAAGACTGGTGGTGGTCCTTCTGGAGCCATACCAGGAATTGCTGGTGCTGACATCATCGCCTTACTTTCAGGAGAAGCTCCGCCAGCTTGGGGTAAACTTTGTAACATCTGTAATATCTCAGCAGGTTGCAATTCAGCAGTACTGGCTTTCTTAACGCCTAGTACACCGATCATGCTACGAATAGCCGATAAAATTTGTTTGCCTTCGGCTGATTCACTACCGATTGCAGGTAAAGATTGTTCTAACAAATCCATTGCCATAGATACATTAATCAGGGCTGCTTCACGATTGCCCATTTTAGGTTCTGGAGTAGACATTGGAGCTGCCATTGGTGGACTATTGGGATCTGAGATCCCCATATCTTCTGCACCTGTTGGCATATCTGGTATGCCATTTGGAGTAGCGCTATCACGCTGACTCTTAATCATGTTCATTAATTCTTCGGAAGGTACGCCCATAGCCATTTCCTATCAAGTTATTGCATAGCCTAAACTAAAACTATCAATTGTCAAGTGGGGGGATTTATTTTATTTCCACCCCCCCAAGGAAATTTCCATTGAAGGAGGAAACTATCTCCGTGATTTACGAGTTTTACGAGTTTTACCGTACATATTGGACTCCTTTTGGTTAACCACGAACAGATCTAGGGGCAGCACGAGTTTTCATGCCACGATCAAAACTAGGTGTTGCTTGATTACGGTACTGCACACTAGCAGGAGCTTCTGTACGATCTAGCGATTGTGTCGTTACTCTAGGCTGGTCAGCAGTTGATTGAGTCATAGGCATTGTATTTTCAGCCATTAATATCTCCTTGCTTTACGCATATCGGATTTAGTCATGCTTGGAGCCATACTACGATAAATGGTTTTAGGCTCTACTCGCTCAGATTCTCCAGTTTCCATACGCTTTTCCCGTGGACTCATAAGCGACATTGCGGGTTCATTTTCTTTTTGTTCAGGGTTTTTCATGCTTTATCCTTTTGGTGGAGGGGGCGGTGGAGCCATAGCTTGCATGGCTTCGTTCTTTTCTTCTCGCTTCTTTAACTTATCTTTAAGCAATTGTTTCATTGGTGGTTCTAGTAAGTCAAGTAAATCTTCACGATCAATTGCTTCGGCTTTAAATAGACTAAAGGCTAGGTCTTTTAAGTCCTCCGTAAAAATGGGAGAATTAGAGTGAGCATCGACCTTAACCACAAAATCTTTAGTGAATTGGTTGGCAATAAACGGTTGATCGTTAATATCATGGAAATGTGTTGGGTCGTAGGCTTGTATAAGTTTAAGATATAGGGTTGCCACTTTTTCAAGAGAATCCTCCACAATCAAGGCCCGTTTCTTTGCACGGGAACTACCTAAACGAGCAAGTTGACTTGCGTGACCTGCTGACCGAACCCCAACTTCGCCTTTACCTTCAAGCACATTGCTAATGCCTGATACTTCAGCAAACATAGCGTCAATCTCATGAATTACTTCAAATAAATCAGGTGGCATATTCGGAGCCATCCGATCTACCTTAGCATTAGGCATATCCGAAGCCAAAAGCCCACCTGGGCGGTTTAGCGCAAAGTTCTTTTCATCCAAAATGCCCATAAAGCCTGATAAGGCGGTGGGTGGGTTAACTTGTTTACTGAGTAACTCTAAAATCTCGGACATTCTTTTATTGCGTAACTGTTGCAACAAAATTAACTTTTGGCACTCAGACGCACCCCAGTAGTAATCGTATAGGGGATTAGGACAAATCTGCACAAAAGGACATTCGCCTTTAAGGAACATGGATTCGCCAGAACGGTCATAAATAATCACATCAGGCTCGGCTATTGTCACTACCTGATAATCGTTAGTAGCGTCATTCCAAACCCACAGTTCGTGCATCTCTACAGTTTCTTCTGACACCCGTGCCTTATAACGATTGATGTCATTAAGCTGTAAGTTCACATTACCGTACATCTGTGGACCTGTTTGCGATAACAATAAACGGTTAACGCCTTCAGGAATATCAGTTTCTACTTCGTTATAGCTTGCACTGACTCGCTCTACAATCTTTTCCCGCTTGGGGTGAGAGTACAGGCGTGCATATAGTTCTGACTTGGTAATGTAATAGGTTTGAACAAGCGCCTCTTGCCGTCCTGTATACGGGCTATCTTCTCGCAAAACTCCAATAGCAGATGGCTCAATCATGTAAGGATGGATACCATCATTAAAAATCAATTTAATGTAGGTGGTGTTATAAACCAAAGCCCAGTTAAGCGCCAAAGAAAAGACTTGATCGGCATTGGAGTTAAGCCACTCATCATTAATGGCTTGAGTTAGCGCAGGTGATTTGTATTGTTCTACAGGGTTAACACCAGCACCTAATGAAATCGAGAAGCGAGTGGTTTCAGCAGAATATAAAAAACTGGTTAACTGATCTAGATGCGGATTAATTTTATTAAAGTAAGCTGGTGCTTCTTCAGGTCCTGCGCCAAATAAGTAATACGATCTAAGGGATGAGTAGTCAGCCCGTCTTTCTTCTTTGGATACTAAGCATTTTTGCATTAGCTCCAAATAAAAGTTTTCTCTATCGTTATCGTTATCTGGGATTCTCATTTTTTAATCTGTAAGTTATCAGGATCTCGCATGGTTGAACTGGGATCAGTCCTAGGTCCTGATTTTATGCCTGCTTCTCTTGGTGTCAAGCCAACCTGTTCACCCTTAATGGATTGAACGCCTCTGCCTGACAATAAACTTTGCATACTTAGTCCTTGGAAACCGCCACCCCAAATCGCATTATCACCTGCACGGGCTTCCCGTGGGGCTTCTATTTGTGGAGTCGGCATTATTTTGTCTTTGTTGCCTTTTTTGCGAGTGGCATACTTCTCTGCTTCACTGTATTCTTTTTCACTAAACTTGTTATTACGGGTGAGGTAGCCCGCCTGGTTCTCGCCTTCACGGGCGGTTTTGATGTTTGACATTCCAAACTCGATAGCCAATTGCTTAGTGCTTTTGTCAGTAAATCGAGTTTTTGCAGAAACCATATTAGGGGCTTGCAAAAAAACAATAAAAACTTCTTCATGGCAATCCTTCATTGGACACTCGGCTTTTTTACTTTCAAAATAGCCGTGCTTTGGACACTTATAGTCATTTACTACCGCCATTGTTATCTCCCCTTCAACTGTTCGTCAAGTGTTAAATCGTTATATTCATACTTTGGTTTAATTCCGAGTTTAATTTGAATCCTGCCATCTACTAACTCTAATTTGGTCGTTCTTTCAAATTGTGGCTTTGCTTCTTTGCGGTACTGAACAAAACGGGTATTGTCCCGATTCTGCATAATGGCTAATTCTCCACGGCAATACTCTTGATATGCTTTAGATACCCGTATTTGCATCATTTCTGTCAATGGTTCGGTCAAATATTTAAAAACATCGTAAAAATGCGCTTCAGACAAGCCAGCATGGTTAGAAAACAGTTTTAACGAAATTCCTCGGTCTTTATCAAGAATAAAGCGCCTCATTAGCCGTTTTAGCTCTAATTTAGGAATTGCGGTGTTAACCCTGCCCATAAACCCCGATTGCCTTCAAATAATCAGATACATTGCGCCCAACCGTGAGTTGCTCAGGGGTAAAGTCATCTTGTACCCGTGAAACGGTCCTAGAAATCTGAGTTGCAATGAGTCTAGGCTGAACTTGCTCTGCAAACGCTGCTGCAGCTAAAGCGCAAGCAATAACACGGTCATCTTTGTTCCGACCTGCTGCTTCTATGGAGCCACCGTTACGAACCATTGTTTTCATCTCCTCAATGGTGTCCATATCGTTAATTTCCATCATGCCACGCTCAAAAAAGTCTTTCATATAGGTAAGCATCCTCTCTTTGGTAGCAGAAGTAGTTAGCCAACCAATCGAATTGCTCATTCCGCCCAAGGTATCGTTCCTACGCCAGATATAGTTCTGCATATTGGCATAGACATCCATGAGATCCTTGCCCATAGCGCTTCCCATGTGGGCAGCCTGTCTTTTAAGGTTCTTTAGCTCGTTAATTACTGCTTGACCTGGACCATTGACCTCTAAGTTCAGAGTAGAGTTCTTGTAAGCACCTGCTAAGTGGGCGATCACCCAAGCAAACTGATAGGTATTCATTTCACTTGTAGCAAAAGAAGCCACCTGTTCTAAGCCATCTGAGTAGACTCTGAACACTTGGATACAAAAACGATCTGCCCAATCTGAGCTTCCGTAAGCTGGATCAGCGCCCAAAACATAATAAGCCGTGTCTACAGGTTCTTCCCAGACCTTTAAAGTGCATAACCTATCGGTAGACTTAATCACTTCGGTGTCTTGGAAGTTCGTACCAAAGACATAACGGTAAGAGGCAAAAGTTTTCTTCTTTAAAGACTTGACGGCATCGGTGCAACGGGCATTAGAAAAGAAACTAGTCCCCGTCATAATGAA